TAATTGTTCCGGCATTATCCATAGCAACATCGGAGCCCATGTCTGCGGCCTCTTCGTTGTAGGTGTCCTTGGTTTCCTCAAAAGTGCCCTCATGCTTGGCTTTAGCAACACGCTGGGCGCGCTGCCGGGCGGCCTGAATGCTGCGACCATCCTCGTAAAGGTGCTCTTGGGATTCATAAACGCGCTGGTTGGCGCGGGACCTAGCCTGATCTGCCCCGCCTTGGGCTAGGCGTGAGTAGCCTAGAATTTGGCGGCGGCCTTTGGAGTTGTAGCCTTCGGCGTCGTATTTCATTAGCGTCCGATCTTGGGGGCTGAGATTGGTTTGCGGGCTGATCCTGCCGCCGGGTTGCGAGCAAGGCTGGCTTGGCTAGCGGCAATCTGCTGCTGTAGGCGGAGGTTTTCTGGATCGGCGGCAACGCGGGCCTGCGCCAAGCCCATCTGGGCCTTTTTGCGGGCGGCTGCATTGGCGGCGGCAAGGCCTCCTGTAGCCTGATTCAGCGTCATACCACGACGGCCAGAGCCTCCTCGGGCGATACCTCCGCCGGGCTGGCTCTTGCTTCCGGCTTGGCTGAGGGCGTACTGGAAGGCAGTTTGCCCGGCTGCCCGGTTCTGTTCGGCTTCGTAGTCCTGGGCGTCGGCCTCGACCTCGGCGGTAGCAAGGTTGGTCTGGGCGGTGAGTTGGCCTTTGAGTTGGGCGAGCCCCTGTTGCTGCAGCTGTGCCCAGAACCGCTTCCCCTCGGGGCTGGCTGAGTCCACCCACCTGCCTGAAACAGGGTTAAAAACCTTCGATCCGCTGCCGGACGATTGATTGACATTTGCTTGGTTTCCGGTGTTGGTATAATCGGCCATTGTGGTGAGAGTGAGAGTTAGAAGAGTTTTCGCCTCTGCCTCTCAAAAGGCAAGCCCGTATTTTCGTCCCCTCGATACCCTCCCCCGCTGTGCTCCTGGGCCAGCCTGCCCGCCTGCATGGCTGGGGCGGCTAGGCCGAGGGTCCAGACGCCAAGGGCGGCCACGTCGAGCCAGTGCTGAGCGTAGCCTGACAGAACCTCAAAGCCGCCTTGCTCGGTGGCGGTAATGCCGCCCATCTGCCGGAGCACGGTCGGGCACCACATCTCAACGGCTCCATCGCGCCAAAGCTCCTGCAACACTGCGTAGGCCTGTGCCCGTTCCTCGGCCCCGAACTCATGCCCTGGCTTTCTGATGGCCGTGGCCTGCCCCACTCGCCGCTCGGCTAGGCTTTGCTGCCGGGCTGCCACGCCCACGCCCTGCTCGCGTAACCTCTCCACGGCTCCTGGCAAGCTCACGACATCGGCCACGACTGGCACCATGCCGTAGTAGGTCGAGGCCATACTTGCCCACGACAAGAGCTTGTCCTGATTGATGCCCGCCTCATCCACGCAGGCGGCCACCAGCCGGGCTGGCCTCTCGGCGCTGGCCTGCCTGTCCCAGCCTGCCGCCCGCCAGACGGCCAAGGCTCCGTTGATGACGGCCACGATGTAACGGGGGCCTTGCAATGGCGTCTCCCACACTCTTAGCCAGCCGCCTGCATCGTGCCGGGCTGCCACATGCGCCCAGGTCGTGCCTGCCCGGTCCAAGGCCATGAGGGTGGGCGGGTGCTCGGGCAGGCTGGCTGTGGCGGACTGGAGGCGGGTGGGGTCGAAGTATAGATTAGCCATGATGCCGTTGCTTGTGTGTGGTAAATGTCCTTCCATAAACGCCTCCGAAACATACCTAGCGCAATCTGAGCAATGGGCCGCCCAATCGGAAACGATGTCATCCAGAAACTTGTTCTCTTTGGTCTTGTCAGGCTTGCGGCGGTAAGCGGCGATAGATTCGAGCAGGAAGGCGCATTTCTTGTCGTCAATCCAGACGGATTTCTTGAGCAGGCCAGTAAAATGGTTGATGCCCAGCCATTTGTTGCCTGTCTGCTTGAGCTGCACCACGCGGCCAGATACGCCTTGGGCCTTTAGCTCGGCCTCGAACTCTGCAAAGTAGGTCTTGCCGTTCTTCTGCCTTTGCCCGGCGTCGTGTGGCAGGTAGTGGGTGCCGTAGCGGTAGCCCTTCTCCTTGAGCAGGCGCACGCGGTCGGCCACTTCGCCGCCTTCAATCTCGGCGTCCAGGTCGATGAATCGGCGCTGTTCGTGGTCGTGCTGAACGTAGAGGCAAGGCGAGTTCTCGGGCGCTCCAAGATCCCAGAACGTATCCACCTCCAAGTCCGGCCTATAGGCCACCTCTCCCACGCGCCCGGCGGCCTTTGCCATGCCAAGGGCGGCCCCCCAGATTGAGCCCTCAATGTTGGCGTTCCAACACTCATGTATGTTTGTCGGGTAGATGAACTGTGCCTCATGGTGATAGATGTCCAAGGCCTCCTCCTGATACCAATACATTTGGTCGTCATCCAGCGTATCCTCTGCGCCTTCGAGAGCCTTGGCAAAGTAGGCCCGGACCTCTGGCCGGATCAGGTTAGGCTCGGCACATGGCAGGCGGCGGGCGGCGATGACATACCAGGGGAAGAATAGAACGCGGGGCGTGCGGGGCGTGCATTTCTCGCGTGCCAAGGGCAGGCCGGTGTGCGGGTCGAGGCCTTTCTTGGCGATGCCCCACACGTCACCGCTTTTTCCACCGAACCATGTACTTTCCACGATACGAATACCCTCGGCAGCGGCAGGCCAAGCGCCTCGCAGGTACTCGCCTGACATGGCCGGGTGCTTGGCGGCCAGCTCGGCCCATTCTGACATCCAGAGGATCTGGTTTGTGCCGCCTCGGGCCTTTTGGCCTGCGTAGAAGGTGCTTTTGCTGGTTGGATCGTCGCCGTGCTGGATAGTGAAGATGCCGGGCGAGAGGCTTTTCTTGATGGGCGTCCAGGCTCCTTTCAGGGCTTCTGGCAGGCGCTCGAAGGCAAAGAACACCTTTTCGTCTAGCTTGCGGTCAGCGTTTGGGATGTCGATGTCGCACAGGGAGCACTGCACCGATGAACCAAAAAGGAGGGTGTCGAGAACGATCAAAGCAATGATCGTACTCATGCGAACTTGGCGGGCCTTTGGGATTACCAGTGTGCGGCTGCCATGGATGTAGATTTCCTCCAACACCACCAACTGCTGCGGAGTAGGATGGAAGTCGATGGGCTCGCCGTCCTCCGAACGGATTTTGTAAATACCGCCACAAGTCAGCCGCCAGAACGGATCACCAAAGTTAGCAAACACCACCGCCTCATCCAGCCCCAGGCCAGCCCCCAGCCCGGCGAGGTCTGGCCCGGCTGGGCAGGCAGGCTCAGGGCTTGGCGGGCGGGCGAGCATTAGGCGTATTCGAGAGCGAGAATCAATTCAAGCTCATGGATGGCTTTGCGGATGTCTTCGGCCCCACCTTTGGCTCTGTGGCGGCATAGGCGCTTGATGACGCAGCCCTCTAGGAAAGTGAGCTTGTTGGCGGTGATGAACTCAACTGGCTGAATTGCCAGCGTGGCGTAGTGGCTGCCGCCCTCTTGCCTGCCTAGCGGCGGCTTGGCGGCCTGATCTGGCTGGCTGGCTGGCGGCTCGATGGGCAGGGCGTAGGCCCATCTGATCCTGTCGATATTGGGCACAACACCGCCTTTGTCTCCGTATGCGGGTATCCAATGCCCATCTTGGCAAAGCACAGGCTTAGCAGGCAGGCAGTCCAGTCGGGCGTCATCGGCGGGCACGATGGCCCAGCCGGGCGGTGGGGGCGGGATGGCTGGCTTGGCGGGCTCTGGCACGGGCGGGGTGATGGGGTCGGATGTCATGGGGTTAAAAAGTAAAGCGTTCACGCGCCCGTTTCAAGCCCCATCGGCGTGGCGGCCAAGACAAAGAAGCCCGGCTTGTATGGATGCGGCCCATACTCGGCCAAGGCGGCGAAGTGCTCGGCAAAGGCCGCCTGGAACTTGCCCACGATCTCGGGCGCAAGCTGGCCGTCGAACTCCATGCCGTACACGCCTTTCTTGGCTAGCTCGGCCTGAATGAGCCCGGCGTGCTCCTCCAGCCCGGCCTCGATGGTGGCCCAGGCCAAGGCTGGGTCGTTTGGCAGGGCCTCCGGCTCTGACTGGGCGGCCATAACGAGTGGGCGGGCTCGGTCGTGCTGGCCCATGACGGCCTGGAATACGGGGGCCGGGTGACGCTTGGCGTGTTCGTGGCAAAAGGCCAGGATTCGGCGGGTGAGCTGGGGAATGCGTGCGCCCTCGCCCTTGTCCCAGAGCAGGCGGGAGAACGGGCAGGCGGCATAGACGGGGTGCTCCTCAAAGCCCTCGTTGGCGGCGTAGCGTGGCAGGGGCCGAGTCCAGGCGGCGGCCAGGGGCGAGGGTATGTCGATGGCGATCACGGGAATAGCCGGGCCGTCGGGCTCAACGGGCACGGCCATAAGCAGGGCTGGAATCCGTCCGTCAAGGCAGGCGCGGGCGAAGTCGTCCTCTACGATGGTCAGCTTGGCCTCGGCCCTTTCGCCAGCCAAAGGAAGCGCGAGCTTGCGGGGAATCGCCATGAAGGCGGCAGGCTTGCCGTGCTTGGCCCGGCACTGGCGGGCCATGTAGGCCAGGACTTCGAGCAGGGGCGTTTCTGGGGGCAGGGGGTGGAACTCTTCGGCGGGCTGGGTGTCTGGTGTGTCGGGCATAGTGGTGGAAATAATCACCTACTACGACCAATACTGGCTTTCACAGGTTCGGCCTAGCCTAGACCAGCCTGCCCGTCTTGGCAACAAAAAGCCCGCGCCAGTCGGGTTAGGCTGGGCGGGCTTGTGATCCAGGCTAGCCTTTGTCGGCGGCGCTGCCGTGGATCTCGGCAGTGAGTGAGGGCACATGCGAAGCCCTTGCTACCTCCGGCGGACAAGGCTGGCTGGTCCTGGCCGCCGTCTTGGCTGGCCTGCCTGCTCAGAAACACAAAAAGAGCGGGCACCGTGGAGAGTGTGTTACTTCGTAGCCGTCTCAGCCACCGGGGCCGGGCTGGGCGTCAGGACGAGCGTGCCAGCCTCCCTAGCCAGGGCGGCGTCTTCGGGGCTGATCTTGCCGGTGCGCTCGGCGTAGGCCAGGGCCACGTCGCCGATGCGGGCAAGGCGTGCCTCGTCAATCTGGCCGCCTGACTGGCAGGAGGGCAGACAGAGGGCGATGGCGAAGAAGGCGGCGTGGAAGCCGAGAATGGAGCGAAGGGTGACGCGGGTTTTCATAGTGGGGATCGGTTAGCGGCCCAAGCCTAGCCCAGATTGGCCCGGCTGGCAAGGGCTGGCTGGCCTTTCTTGGCTGGGCTTGGCTATCGAAAGATAGCGTCAAACTCGGTATTGAGTTGTTCGTGCGTGCTCTTTGCCTTCTCCATGATTCCCATGCCATCATCGCGCTTTGCAGCCATGAAGGCCAGCCTGCTATTAGCCTGCCTCACATCAGTTTTCTTGCCTGAGCGCCATGTGAACTCGGCGGAGTGGTGGCAAGTGTCGCAAACGGCGTGCAGGAATTTGGTATTCTTCCCGGTAAGATCGTTTTTGTGGTAGCGGCTATGATGAACCTGCGTAGCCCATCCACGACAGCAACAGCAACGACCCTTTGATTTGCGCATAACCTTGGCTCTGACAGCCTGCCAGAGTGGCGAGGCTAAATACTCGGCATAACTGGCAAAGCCTAGCTGAGATAGCCAGAAGGCACGGCCCTTGTAGGTGTCTGCTTCTGCTTCTGGATTGAATGGCCTGTCCGCCGTGCTCACGGCTTTACTTCCCTCCTTCCAAGGTACTGCGGATTAGTCACCACGCCCCCAGCCGCCAGCCACTCAGGCGAGCCACTGGCAGGCAGCCCGGCGGCCTTGCGTAGTTGGCGAATGCGCTCACGGCAGACGCCGTGGGCCTTGCCAAGGGCGGTGTCTTGCAATCGCCAGTCCAAGGTTGATGCGTCGAGCTTATTTTTCCACTCCCAATGAGTGCCCGGCGGCGTGCCCCGAGGCCTGACTGGCAGGCCTTTGCCGCGCATCCATTTTAGCACGGTGGTAACGGCAACACCACACTCTTTAGCGATGTGCAGGGCTGGCCTAGCCGGATCCGTGCCCGCCGGAGCCTGCCAAGGGCTGCCTTTCTTGCCTTTGTGCTGGCTCATGGCTGGGCCTCCTTGGCTGGGGTGAGGCAGGCGGCTGGAACGCACACGTAGCAAGGGCATCCGCCAGTCAGTCCAACACAGCGCCATTGGTTTTTTTCGGCGTCGTATTCCGTCACCGTCAATGCGTCCCCGCCCGACGTGAGCCGCACCACGTCGCCCACTTTGGGAGTCCATGAGTCACCATTCCAAACGGATTCAAGTTCTGCTTGAAATTCGGCGTGAGCTTTTGCATTTCCGAGTGGAGCAGGCGGGCTTGTTTTAGTGGGCTCTGGCAGGCGGGCGAGCAGGGCGCGGGCCAAGGCTAGGCGGGCTGGGGCCTCGTCCTCCCAATAGTCATTACCTGGCTTAAGGTCGAGTGCGTTGAGATAAATATCGTGTGTTGCTGCCACATTTGCACAAGCCTTGTTCATAGCGGCTTGGATGATGTCGTCGGGGATTTGTCGGGTGTCTGGTTTGGTGCTCATGGCGGGCCAAATATAACCCTTGACCGTCAAAACATCAACCACTTGTCACTTTAATACGCTACTTTTTAGCTAAAGCCGATTTTCTGGCACTTCTACGCCATAAAAGTATCACTCAGCCAGCCTGCCAGCCTCCAGCCGCCGGGCAATGGGTGAGCCGGGCCGGACCAAAGCCGCCATAAGGTCGCGCACCGTAGGCGTGCCTGCGCCCGGCTCCTGCCCTGCCTGGGCTGGCTTGGCCTCCAGCCCGGTCTGCTTGGCGATGGCCTGGAGCGTGGCGAGGGGACAGGGCTTTTCGACTTCGATGGTCGTTTTCGGGCCTGCATCTGTCATGGTTTCCGTGATCTTGTACTTCTTACAGAACCTCGATTCCGCGTCGATCTTGGCGAGCGGAGTCTCAAACATCTCCTTCATGTTGCCCACCAGCCAAGCCACGGTCACGCCATGCGCCTGCCCGGCTGCCTGGCTGGCGGCTTCTTTGAGGGCGGCGATCTCGGCGGCCATGTCGGCATCCCAGCGGGTGCCTTGGCTGGCGCAGCCGTCGCGGGTCGTCTCTGGCCTGACCATGCGGTAGGCCTCGGCGGCGGGCGTGCCTGTTGCCCTCAAGGCGCAGTACTGGGCCTTCTCGGCGGGCGTGGCCCATGCCTGCCGCCTGGGCATGATCTCGGCTTGGGCTGGTCTGCTAGGCGAGGCTGGGCGGCGTTTGGCCTTGGCTTTCTTGGCGGCAGGCTTGGACTTTGTGTCGGATTTCATGTATTGTTTGTAGTTAATGCCCATTTACGCAGGGGAAAAGTGATCTTCGTGAAAATATTCGTTGATATATTTTAATTCGTGTGCGTTTATAGAGGCGTCAGCGGGCGCGTTTGCCTGCTGCACTCTTCAAACTAAAGACATCCGATTATGAAACATCTCGAAACCATCGCGGCAGCAATCAAAACTGGCTACGAACTCATGGGCAGCAAATGGCAAAATTGCGAGGCTGAAACCATCGCTCTTCAAACCATCTGTGCCTGCTCTAACAACCTAAAACGCAAAGGGGATGCCTTCTCTTGGCTCTCTGGCAGTTGCACAACAGGGTGGCAGCAATGCGGCACAAATAACGTGCGCGGCCTGCAAATGCTTTTAGATGATGGGTCGCTCATCCGTGAAGACTACACGGGCGGACACAAGGCACCGCAAGGCACGGCTACCCACGATGGCAAGTTTCAGATTCTTCGAGTTACCAACACCCTTTTGGGGTATGCGGCATCCAAAATGAAGATCGACCTTCTCGCCTAACCATTAAACCCTCAAACTACATCCGACTATGACAGCAATATTTGATATGATCTCCCCAGCCCGCGTGGCTGGCTTTGTGCGGGCCAACGGCCTGCTTGGCTTCGAGGCCCGGCAGTTCGGGCCGCGAGACTTCCGCGTTGTGGAGCACCGATCTAACCCCATGGAGCGAATCGAAACGGCCTATCAGGCCCCCAGCCAAGCCGAGGCCTGCCAAGCTGCCCGGCGGTGGGCGCAAATCACGGATACTGAAGTCTTGGCTATCGGGGCGGCCCGGTGCCGTATGGCTGAGCTGGCCGAGGCCATCCGGGCCATGAGGCATGCCAAGCCTGTGGTGCAGGCGGAACTCTGCTTTGGGGAGGTGGTGGCGTGAAATATCCTCGCACACATGCGGCTTTGGTGCCCGTCTCCAGCCTCAAGGCCGAGCTTGCCCGGCTGGCGCGCCTTGACTGGCAGCCGGTGGCGGCTGGGCTGCCTACGGAGGAGGACGCGGACGAGTTCGGTGACGTTGAGTGGTCGGACGGCCACGACATCTGGCAGGCTGGCTGGGCGCGCTCACCTCACCAGCCTACCCACTGGCGGCCTATCAGCCTGCCACCCATCATCAAACCATGAAACGCTCCCTCTCCTCCATCGACCCTCCCCCCACATGGCCCGAGGCATTGCGCCAGCCTGCCCGGCCTAGCTTGGCGGCCCTGGGCCTTGACTTGGCCTGCCTACTGGTGGGGCTGGCCCTATTCCTGTTCATCGTTTACAATCTCAAAATGCACCCATGAAAAATCCCCTTCTCCCAGACCCCGACACCCACCCCATGCTCTACGCCCGCGAATACCTCCGCCAACGCCCGCTCTACGACGGCCTAGCCTTCCTGGCCTGCCTGTTCGTGGGCGTGCCGGTGGCCGGGCTGGCCTTGCTCTGGATCTGCCGCCTTGTCTTTGCGCTATGAGCCTGCCCCCAGAAGTCGTGGCCCAAATGCAAGAC